ATTCTAGCTGTAGAAGTAACATTTGTTCCTGTTAATGTTTGTTGAGTAATTTGACTCCAACCTGAAATAACTTCTACTAGACAACGACCATTATTTATAAAATCTTGATTTAAATTATATCTGAAACTACTTTTATCGGTTGATTGTGTAACATGAGGATTAGCCGTGCAATTATTTAATCTTAATATTCTAACATTAGACATTTGATTATATAAAGTGATAATATATTTTTTTTATAATTAATACTTTATAAACCTGAAAGTTTATTAATCTTTGATAGTTCTATTTCTAAAATAGATTTATTTTTCAATTCTTCTTTCTCTCTAAAATATTCTTCTTTGTCAGTATTTTTTACCATATCATCGTATAATCTCTCAATAAGAATTTCATACATAGGTGATGGATAAGATGAGTAATGTTGTTGTGCATATTCTTTTACATATTTTACTAAATTTAATTTATCTTCATCATATAAAAATGAATCATCATGTTTTTCTCGTATTTCACAAGTATCATATCTATCAAACATTTCTTGTCTATAATCTCTATCTTGAGGTATAGCTACAGACTCTCTATGAAATCTTTGTATTAACTCTTTTTTTGAATCAAGTGAGATATTTTCTTTTTCTTCTTCATCTAAATTAATAATTTTATTTTCTGTAATTTCTTCCATTTATAATATTACAAGATATTATTATAAATGAAAAATTACTAATTAAATTAGAAAGTAGCTACAACCATTCCATCAGGTGTAAGAGTCCACATACAATCATAATAAGCAAAGGTAGTGACATCTTGAGCCGCCGCATTATTACTATCAAATGTAACTTGTAATGTAGATGGTGCTGAAGATGCTGCTGTATTAAGACCTTGAAAGATTAGATTAGGATCACTTGTAAATCTCTTGAGAGAAACAGCCAAACAACCTGAACCTGCAGCAGCACCAATAGCATTACCTGCTCCAAATCTCAAAGCAGTAAGACCATGATTTTTGGCGTATGCGTGTCCATGAGGAGCATGAGATTTTGCTCCTTCTATATATGCTCTTGCTAAATCAGTTGCAGCTGTGAATTGGATACCGTCAGATGGCGTGTTCATGCCATTCAAAACATATTTAAACTCTGTGACACCTGTTAGGTTAAATGCGGTATTACAATCAGACGCAGCAGCAGCTATTTTGTCTGCTTGACGATTAAGTGTGACTAGAGCGTTGAGAGATTTGTATGAAGGATTTAATTGAAAAGACTGAACTGAAGCACCAGTAGCAGAACTATTAATTATTGTTCCTACTGCCTTACCAACCCAAGATGTAGCAGAAGACCTTAACTGATTATTATATTGAGCCATAATTGATTCATCTAAAATCTGATATACAGGTGCATAAAAACGAACATTATTAACTGTGTAAGAATGTGCGGCAGCAGATGCATGGTGAGTAAAAGCAGATACAGCAGAGTTTAATGTAATCTCAAGCTGAAATTGAGGAAGTCCCTGTGGTAAAGCCTTTTTATATAAATCATTTAAAAATCCACATTTAAGTTTAACAGTCCAACTTGCAGCACCACCTCCTGCAGCGAGAGCATCACCAATTGGTGACCAACCTAAAGGGCTTTCCTGAATAACACAACCACCACTTGTAGCATTCAACCAATTAAGTTCTTCAGAACTCATATTCCAAAGCTCATCGTATAAATGATAAAGAGAATATCGGTCTAAAGTTTCAACCTTGCCTGAAGATCCCTGAACGGCAATATCCACTTTATTAATTACACAAGCCGCATTACCATCAAGTGTAGCAGGTTGAGTGGTGGAATTATTAGTAATGGTCATGTAAAGATATGCGTCTTCTGTATTTATGAAACCATCGGCACTAATAGGAATTATGATTTTATTGTTACTTTCACTTACATAGGAAGAATTAGTTGAGTCAAATCTTGCTAATCTTGTTCTTGACGGAATTGCTTGTGATCCGCCTAAATTGTATTGCATACTTACTGGAAGGGACATTTTATATAATATAATCAATATATTAAAATTCTAAATTAAATGTTATAACTTTTTTATATTATAATATATATATGAAGGTAATTGAAAATCCTAAACTAAAAGAAATACCAGTAATTTCTCAAAATGTAGATAATCTCTCTAATGTTCCTTATAAAGTCTCTCAACCTCTTTGCCCTATTAATGATGCTTTATATATTGTGGGTGCTGCAGGAAGCGGTAAAACTACAACTATGCTGTCGTTATTGAAATCACACCCTACTAAAAGCAAACCTAATGTGCCGCGTTTCTATTACAAATACTTTGATCGTATTTATCTTTGTTCTTCAAGTTTAAATTCGTTGCCTCTTGACAAGTTAAACCTAAATGATGATAGAGTATTTAACAAGTATTCAGATGACATGTTGGAGAGAATTATAGAAACAGAAAAAGATGATGTAAATAATAATTGTCTTTTGATTCTTGACGATGTGATTAAGTCTATCAAAAAATCAGCTAATATGTGCCGCTGCGTGTTGAACAGGCGTCATATTTTAACAAATGCAGACGAAGAAGACTCTGCATCTTTATCAGTATGGATTTTGAGCCAACGCTATAACGAATTACCATTAACTTTTAGGTGTAATATGAATTCTTTTATTATATTCCGAACTGATAACAAAAAGGAACTAGATAATATAAAAGATGAACTCATGGGTGACCTTAATAAAGAACAACAAAACGAAGTATTAAAACTAGCTTGGAATAAAAAATATTCTTTTCTATATGTAAAAATGAATAAACCAACTAACGAAAAATATTACCAAAGGTTTAATAAAATAATAATTAATGAAGATGATGAGGAAGGTGTTGAGGTTTAATTTCAAAAAAAATTGAATGGAATTTAATTGCTATCTACATAAGCACCAAGCAAGATGACTAACGCATTTAGTAAGACCTATAATGTATTTACTAACACAGAAGCATTTAACATTCTTAAAGACCCTCGTGTTTTAAAAATGATGGGATATAATAGTGGTATGAATGGATTTAGTTTATTCGCATTTCATAGTCATCAAAGAAATACAGGTCAAGCTCAACATAAAACATTATTGGCTGAATTAAGTGAATATCTTAAAGTATTAAATTATAAACCACTTTACATTTTATTAATTTATTAATTTATAAAATAAATAATTTTAAAATACCTAACTATATATTTTTTTACAAGACTCTCCAATTACCTATTAATTTCCAAAAAAATTGAATGGAATTTAATTGCTATCTACATAAGCACCAAGCAACATGCAATTCCAATTCTTTAAACTCCCATCTGATGTTAGAATGAAAATTCATAGTATCAATAATAAAGCTAAATTTGACCGAATGGAATTAGATGTTGAATTTAATAAAATATTGATAATGAGAGAATTCCACCAATTAAATATAACTCTAATAATTGAAGATGATGATAGTAAATTTAATAATGAATTAATTCAAAAACTCAAAGAAGCAAACACAGATGATCACTTGAAGTATTATAGAATTAGAGATGCTTTTGATGAAGCAACAAATATAAGACATTACTATCGTCAGCTTATAAACGATAAAATAAGAGGAAAAGTAAATTCAAAAGAGTTAGAATTATTTATTAGTGAATTTTATAAAGAATGTAACAGACAAGAATACGGTATTATAGTAACAGCTATGAAATGGTGTCATGATTTTGAAGATGCCGTGCAATGTGAATATTGTGGTGAATTTATAAATTATGATTATGACACTTGTGATGTGTGTCAATATAGATTATGTGATGATTGTGTGAATAAAAGTTTATGTGGTTGTCATATAGAAAGCGATGATGATGATTTAGATAATAATTAAAAAAAAAATTGAAAAAAATTTAATTGCTATCTAGATAAGCACCAACCAAGATGCCTAGAGGACAAGGTAAGAAATGTTTGAATATGGCTGAATCACAAATGCAAGAATTTAGAGTTTGTGCAAAATGTAAAAGACAATTCCTAGTCAAAAATAAAAAATTGTGTAAAAAATTGTTAATTAAACACATGGAATTAGAACACGGAATTAAAAATTTTGTCCCTTGTGAGATAGTATGTGTAAACCCTTTTGATAGAGATTATAAAGATATATCAAATAATCCTTCTAATAAAGATGTTGATAAATTATCATTATGGTAATTAATGATAGTAATAATGATATGAATATTTCTTGCGTTCTTTAAAATTTTTTATTCTAACTTTTATTGCTTGTCTTTTTTTATTGTAAAATATATTCATACTCCGAGTGAAATTTTTTGAGATATTGTATATTATATCTTCGTTGAATGTATATCTAAACATAATAGTTAAAAAATGGAGAGTCTTCATTATATTATATATTAAAAAATACTTAAAGCCTTTCCACTATTTAAATATAGTTATGGGACGAATTAAATGTAATGGACTTCCTGAAGAAGAATACAAAGAACATGTTAGAGTTTATGGTAATAATAATTATTTGAAGAGAACTTGGAAAAATAAATATAATATTAAAATTAATGATGACCAATTACAAACTATTTTAGATAATAAAAAAATTATTGAAAAAATAATTCCTCTTATTGATTTTATAAAAACTATTGAATTTTATGAATGAAATTTAATATATTGTATAATTTAGAATATATTAAATCGTTGAAAAAAGCTTAAAGAAATTCAATTATATATGATTATAGAAGAATGAATGAAATAATATCTCAAGATAATAAAATGTGTATATCTAATATTCCAATTAATCCAATTAATCAAATTAAAGAAAATCAAAATACTTCTAGTGTAATAGATATTACTCCTGCACTACCATATAATCCAGTTTTAGGTATACACGATATAGAATCATTTGTAAAAAAACATTTTATGAAATCATACGAAATGTTATTTTTTTATATAGATTCAACAGGTAAAAA